GCCGCGCTGCCGGGCGATTTTGTCCAGCACCATCACGAGCGCCCAGTCGGCCGCCGTGAACGACGTGTTGAAGGCGGCGTTGACCAGAGCCGCCGTGCGGGCGAAGTGTTCGGTAGGTGGCCCGTACTTCCCGTGCCGGTCACGCACGGCAGCGATAGCACCGTGCAGAGCCTGCTCGGCACGAGTCGCCGCAAACCCAGGCGGCGTCCACTCCGCGTACGTCTCGCCCGGCTCCGGGTCGCCCTGGTCGAGCTTGTAGCCGATGACCTTTGGATCGTCGGCCGGCGTGGCGTCCATCCTTGATCGCCCAGAGGCGACAGCCTTCATGCGCTGTTCTATCGCTTGCCGCAGCGCGGCGTTCGCTTCTTCTACTGTCTGCACTGTCATGGTTGTCCTTTCATGCTGATCTCACCGTACCGTCACCCATCACCCGATAGTTGTGGACATCGAACGCTCCACGCTCGTGAACCGTCGCTACGGCAAAGCCCCAGTTCCAGCGATTGATGCGGGCGTACTCGGGTCGCAGGTCGCACAAGCATCCCGTTGACCAGCAGCCAGTCTCTCGGTGCCACATGTCGCTCTCGGCGTGGTTGCTGGTCCGGTGCGAGTGTCCTACCAGCACTGTCGAGAGCGTGCGTAGGAACGCACCTCGAGCCACGCTGACTGGAGCCGCCATGCCCTTCGGCAACTCGTGACCGTGGAGCACGGGAAGTTTGCCGAGCATCACGGGCCGCATGTCCTCGACCAGCGTGATGTCGTGCTTGTCGAGGTCGAGCCACGCGCCGAGCGACATGCGAGGGTCGTCGCTGATCTCGGGGCCGTGCTGGAAGAGCCAGTGCCGCCACCGCTCCTCATGGTTGCCGCTCTTGTAGACGACCGGAATGCCAGGAAACGTCTGTCGAACCCACGCCAGGAAGTCTCGCACGGCGACGAGTTCGCCCTTGAAGTCCCGCTGCTTCGGGTCTTTCATGTAGCGGCTGATTGCATAGAAATCGGCGATGTCGCCATTCAGTAGCAAGGCAGAGAGCGACTGCCCCTTGAGAAACTCAATCGCCGCAGCGACGGCGACTTCGGAGTGATACGGCACATGCACGTCGGAGATGATGCCGACCGGGCCGGTGACTCGCATGACGTGCGGCGTCCACGGCTCGGCGTGGCTGGGCGGCATCGAGTAAGTGACGCCGGCCTGTCGCTGGGGACGCCGTGTTGCCGGCTTCATCCTGGTGCGGTGCTTGTTACCGTGCACGCCGAACTGCCGGCTGATGCGTTTGCGGGCCTGCTCCAGTGTGATCGCCCCGTTCGCCTCTGCGACCAGACGCCGTGCGAGCGTGCGTGCCGGCGCGTCAGGGTGCGCCTGGGCGAGCCGGCGAGCCATTGCCGTGATCGGGTCAGCCATCACTCCTCCTTGGGCGTCACGTCGTAGAGCGTCCACAAGACACGGGCCAAGTCTTTGCCGGCCTGCTCGATCACTTCCTCGCTGGCCTGCGGGAAGATCGCGTGTAGCAACTCGTGGATGAGCACTGTCAGCCGATGCTTGCCCCTCATGCCGTCATGCAGCACGATCCGAGGATGCTTGGCCTTCCTCGTGTACGTGATGCCGTACGCCTGGCCCTTGAGCTCAGTCCAGCGGATGAGCCACCGCTCGTCGCCGCTGAGCGTGAATGTGTGGTCGCGCGGCACGGGCTTCCCTTTCGCCCGTTATCGTTGCCGGCGTGTCAAGTGATGCCGTACCACTTGGCGGCTTTGTTCACGGCCTGCTCGATCCGCTCCTGCTGCTTGTAGCCCCACTGGTTCAACCATTTCTGTCGGGCCGGGCAGCCGCAGGGCTTGCGCGTGATCTTTTGCACGAGCTCTTTTGTGATCCCGACGGCCGACAGCGTCCGCTCGACAGCGTCACCGAGGGCAAACCGCTTTCGGCGTGGTGCCGGCCGAGTCGTCCTCGGCTGCGGGAATTGTTTCTCGACCGCGATGAACTGCTCGCGGGTCAGGTAATAGTGGGACTCGTCGTGGCTCGCAGCCACGGCCTTGATCGCAGCGGCGTAGCCCGGCTGGCGTTGCTCGCGGACCGCGACGGCCGTGGCTCGCAGACGGAGTAGCGTTACGGGTTGGTCGGTGGACATTCTGTTTCACCTCCGGCTTGCCAGACCTGCACAAAACCCCCGAAGTCTGCTGCACACTCGTCGGCACGAACTGGGCCGAATGAAAACGTCAAATCGCCGTCTGTATACTCACAACAGATTTCCAGCGTGCATGGATTCGGATCGCAGTCCACGCCCTCCAGCCATGCACCGGCACAGTCCGCCTCGGTCGTCTCCGTGCAGTTGCCGTCCTGGCAGCAGGCTCCCGTCGGCGGCTGCGGGCACGGGTTCGGGTCGCACTCGACGCCCTCGCTCCACAGGCCGGAGCAGTCCGCCTCGATCGTCTGCGTGCAGTTGCCCTCGCCGTCGCAGCACGCACCCTCGGGCGGCTGCGGGCATGGGTTGGGATCACACTCGCCGCCGGCCGTCCATGTGCCGGCGCACTGCTCTTCTAGCGTGTAGGTGCAATTCCCCGTTGCAGCATCGCAGCAGGTGCCGCCGCAGGTCACGTCCTCGCAGAGCGTGTCCACGCCCTGCCAGTCTCCAGGGCAGGCACCCTCGGCGACGTTGTCCGAACAGATGACGCCCTGGCCGCCTTCCTCGCAGCATGCGCCGCACTCGCACGTCGCAACTTCTATTTCCGCCGTGATGCTCAAGTCATTTACAAAATCGACAAATTCTTGATAGCACGGTGTGTCTCCGGTGCCGTCTACAAATGTCGCAGGCCCAATAGTCAAAGTTTTTATTCCGCCATCGCAAAGAAGTGGGCCGACAAATTCTGCGGTACGGTTGAAGTGAACAAAAAAATCTTGGTCGCCCGTAAATTGAAACCTTATCCCGCCATTGAAAAAAAGTCTGTAGCACCCGCATGAGTCCTCCAGGAATGGCACGTCAAACGCAAGCTTGGCAAGTACACCAAAGGTCAGGTTTTCGTCGCATGGCAGAGTAAAGCTGCTCATCTCGAGTTCAGGCTCGACCGAGTCTAGGCAGTCGCCGGCGTTGTAGTCATTTATGAAGCCGCTAGTAACAGCCCCATATTCGCCTATCGTGGCGCTAAAGCTTGCGATCGACCGGCAGCCGGTTTCGTTTGCGTAGTGCGTGCACCGACTGCACGCCGGGCAGCAGCAGTCTGAGCATGTCCCGAACAGAAACCCCACCGGGTACATGCCCGCCGCCAGCACGGCGATCATCTGCACGGCGAGAGCGAGCGGGTCGTCGATCATTCTTCTGGCGCTTGCGTGAGGCACTCGGCCGCGATCAGAAACCACGCCGTGCCTTCCTTGGCAATGGCACAGTTAACGCCGCCCGAGGCGGTGCTTACATCGGCAAACAGGTTGGTTGCGGTCACGGTGTTCGGCGTCGTGGTTTGGTACTTGAACGACACGACTTTGTCGCCGCCCTTTGTCCAGGTCGAGGTGGCGGTAAACGTGCAGATCCGAAACTTGATGCCGCCGCCGCCCGTCATCCTCGGCGTGAACGTCAGCCCCTCTGCACCACGGTTTCCGGCCTCCACGATCCGCACCACCTTGGCGATACGGTCAGCCGCCGGCCGCGTGAACGTGACACGCTCCGTTCGTGCGGCCTTGCCGTCTGGGCGTTTGGCTCCGGCCACGGTCAATCCTCGTAGACGGTCAGCACCAGGCGTGTATTCGCCACGGCGGCCTTGGCTGCGTAGTCGCCAGCTGCGAGCCGCAGCACGGCAGCCTCGCCGGCCTTGAGCCGCACCGTCTCGTAGAGCGCCGTGCCGTCGAGCCGGCCGAACGACACGGTGTGTGTCGTCGTCGTCGCCAGCGACCTGGCAAAGCACACGCCGAGCGAGCCCAGTGTGGCAGTCGAGACTTGCGTCGTGGCCGTGCCGAGGTTCAGCGTGACGCTCAGGACGCCAGCGGTAGCCATGTCGGCGGTGACGCCAGAGGCGGCGAAGGATTGCGACAGGGCACCCTTCGTGACTTGGCCGTTGATGGAATAGTTCACGTCTGGCATGGAATCCTCACGATGGCGGTGTGCCGAAGTAGGTGGCGAAATTCACT